GTTTGGTTCTTCCCATCCACTTCATATAATACCTCAGCTCGAGCATACGGTCCGTCATTGACGTCACGTAGCACTTGTGCCTCGGTGTTATATCGGAGGTGATGGTAATCTGCATGCAACACGGGGCCGATTCTTTCGGCCCACTCGGTGCATACAGCAGCCGTACTATACGATCCCTTGTGCCACATTTGGCGTGAAAGGTCGAGAAGTACGTGGTATTGGCTGCATGTATCTGGTTGCTCATAAGTAAACCTCCTATTACGAATAATCGTGATATCTTGGTTCTTAAACCACTCCGACCCACACGACTCCCGCATTGGTGTTTGGAAGCACGTCTTTTGGACGTTAGGCTTCGCACCAACGCGACGAAGTATGTCTTGGAGGAAGTTTAAGGTTGTTCGCGGAACGACAATGTCGTCACCAAAAACAGCTACTTGTGAAGCAATCGTTTCCCAAGACTCATGTCTGTATACTGGATCATGCTTGCAGGCACTCATAGTGAGTGCCCAAAACACCAGTGTTTCGACAGGGAAGCAGACTGCTGACCCCATCGGCGCAAATGCTACGAGTTCGATCTCCTCCAGACTCCCATTCCTATGACGGAATGAGGCTGATTGAGATCTTGTCGCAAACAATCGTCGCCGTAGGTCTGGTACCCCCGAAAGGAGGTACCATACAAGTGCACAGGATACTGTGTCAGACGCGTCGGAGAGATCCAACGTCGCATGATCAGCATCTAGTGCCTCTAAGGCTTTCCTCTGATTGAAGGTTTGATCCTCCAATCTTATGGAACGCCGAAGAAGCGGATGACGATTGATATAACGCATTAGCGCAGACATTTGACCCTGTTGGAGATACTGTGTAACAGTACTCTCAGCAGAGATGAGCCTTGGCCCCCGGAAATCCTTAGGAACAAGTACGATACGACTAACGCTTTTTAGCGCGTCGGTAACGACTCGTTCGGTTGGGACGTAAGGGAGCTTAGGATGCACACCATAGGTGAGGTAGGGATAATACTTCTCGGCTTTCAAGGGCCATGAGGTAAAATCCCACTTCTCATCCTGATCTCGTCTCTCTGATACGGCGCCCGGACCATGTTTTGGCCGGATGCTATGGAGCAAACGATTTCTCAATACCTTGGTGAGGAGCTTTACAGCTCCCTCCAATACGGGGTGTCCAAGGGGCAGGCGAACTTTTCTAAGGTCGCTTTGCCTGGTCTTGAAACCTTCGATTGCGTCTCTCTCCTGGACTAGAGTTGGTACCGATACCAACTTTGAATCTAGCAGGAGAAATTGACGCAAGTATTG